GATCATCACGATCCAAATGCTTTAGAATTATTCTGTGAAATGCACCCTGATGAACCAGAGTGTTTAGTATATGACGACTAATGATTGATCAGTTAGCAGCACTCGGAAAAGTTAATTCAATTGGTAGAGATGGATTCTTATGGTGGATCGGACAGGTCGCCCATAAGGATTCATGGAGGGAGGTGAATGCTGCTATTTCATTGAGAGGATTCAAGGGTAATAGAGTTAAAGTTAGAATTGTTGGTTATCATCCCTTTGATCCAGAAGGAAATATATTACCTGATGAGGATTTGCCTTGGGCAGAAGTTCTGGCAGATCCTTTTTCTGGAAGTGGTCAGGGTGGCATATCAAAAAGTTTATCTTTAGTTGGTGGTGAAATGGTTCTTGGTTTCTTCTTGGACGGAGAAGATGCACAGCAACCAGTTATAATGGGTCTGTTCCCAAAGTATGATAATGTAAAGAATACTTTTACAGCAGAAGAAATGAAGTCTCGTAAAAGTAGTGGCTTTGAACCATTCGAAGCATATACGAGACCTAATAAAGATCAACCTGAAGCAGTCGCTGCTCATCAAACAAAAATTAAAGTTAATAATAATGTTGGAGTTGGAACTACAGGTGGTGGTAATACAAAGAAGTATACCAGAGAAGAGATCGTAAGTTCTGTTGCTGCTGATAACAAAAAAGTTAATTATACAATAGATAGTGCAAACTCAAAAGTAGAAAGAGATGCGAGCACTAAAGCACCAGCTTGGACTCCTTGTAAAAATGATGCCATAGGTAAGATAAGTCAACTTGTTGCTGATTTTATAGAGATATCACAAGGATGGGAAAGTGCAGGTGGATCTTGGGCTGACCCACTGACAAATACAATAATTGATATACAAGGTGACTTGCAATTTATAACTGGTCAGGTTCAAGGTCTCATTAGAAGCACCACGAATGAAATGAAAAAAGGTTTACTGAAAGCAGTAAATAAAAAATTTAAAAAAGCTATAAGTGCTTTTAAGAAAGATCCAAAAGGATTATTTAAAGAGAAAAAAGCAAAGAATGCACAGAAGGGAATAGGAACTTTAATAGCTTGTGCTTTTAATGCTGCACTCGGTGCGATTGGTGGTTTCCTAGCCAATATGTTTAAAAATCTTCTTGGTAAAGTATTAAATGGTGCAGTCTGTGCAGTTCAAGAATTCACAGCAGGTATATTGGCAAAAGTGTTTGATGTTCTTGAGAATTCTTTAGGAACAATTATGAGTGGATTGAATTGGTTATTGGGTGGATTTGATTCAATTAAGGGTGTCCTCAGAAGTGCGAGTGGTATCGCAAGCAAAATACTTGATTTTCTAAAGGGATGTGATGATGAGGCCTGTGCAAAACCATCAGCATATGCATCTTATATGGGTGCAAAATTGAGAGCACAAGATAATTACGCAGATACGATAGGCAAAGTTAATATATTATCTGGTATATCTTCAGCATTAAATCGTGCTAGTCGTGGAGGTGGAATCAGAGCAGGAATCAATAGTTTCTTTGGTGTTGGTGATGATGACGAAGCTATAAGTGGTCTTACACTCTTTGATGATGGGGACTTCCTCTTCCCAGACTGTGCAAGAAATAATGCAAATCCAACTTCACAAGCAGACATCACACCTACAAGACCAGGATTCATTTATCCAAAATGCTTGCCACCTGATTATGAAGTCATTGGATCAGGTTCAGGTGCAGAGTTGTTAATAGTTGTTGGTAATAGTCGTAGAATATTTTCAGTCGAGGTTATAAATGGTGGAAGTGGATATACTACAGATACGCAGATTACAATTATTGATAATACTGGAAATGGAAGCGGTGCAAATGTAAAACCAATTATAAAAGATGGTGTGATTGTTGAGACTGTTATTCTCTCAGCTGGATCTGGTTATTGCCTTGATACTAAATCAACTGTATCTGGAATTGGAACAAACGTAGTGGGAACTGTAACTAATGTTCACGTAGTAACACCAGGAATAAATTATGATCCAAATGATACGGTATCATTTGAAGGAGTAGATGATGGAACTAATCTGCCAATCATAACAACTCCAAGTGGATCAATCGTAGGTATTAGATTCCCGTCAAATATTTCAACCGAATTTGATGCTGCTCCAGTCGTTATTGTTAATTCTCAAACTGGATCAGGTGCTTCATTCATACCAATTATGTCATTCAAAGGTCAATTTAAAACTGATGTTGGTGCTGATGAGAGAAGAGCAAAACCACTCATTGGTATTGAACAGGTTATCGATTGTATTGGTGATAAGAATGAGTTAGTTGGTTATGTAAATGGTGTTCCATACTATGGCCCATTCCATTTACATCCAAAAAGAGGTGTAAAAATGGTTGGAGCTCAACACGTAGATTACCCACATGAGATAATTTATGATACAATGGAGGAAAGTCTTGGACAACCTCCAGTAGTTTCCCAAACATATAATGTTACAACTACTGAAACTCCAGAGACAACAACATCTATTGATTCAACACCAACAATTGTGACAGAACAAGTGACTCCAACCACTACTCCTACAACAGAAACGACAACTGATACTTCAACTTCTTCCGATTCAAATCCAACTCCACCAAGCACACCACCAAGCACACCACCTTCAGGTGGCGGTGGATATGGAGGATATTAATGAGTATAGGAACTGTCACTGAAGATAAGATAAGGGAAATATTCAAAGATGAATTTGAAAGGTACTTTCGTGAAACTCATGGTACTTTTGTGGTTCAAGGTGGTTGTCCAACTGATAGACACGAACCTTGTGAGTATTCTGTGACAACGCAGTCAGCACAAGGTATTCATTTTTATGAGGGTGGAATAGCAAAGATAAAAGCAAATAAAAATTTAGAAATATATTCTGGGTATGATTCTAGTATTGGTGATGGTGAAGTTACGGGAGAAGGTGGAAATGCATTTAAGGTTGAGTGTAAGCACGGAAGAATACTAATCACTTCAAAGGCAAGTGATATTGAATTAAATGCTAGAAATATATCTTTGGTTGCAACGAAAAACATATATCTAGATGCTGGAATTAATGCGAAGATTGAAGCAGGTAGTCAGATAGATATTTTAGCTGGTACAGATATGAATATTGATGCTAACAAAGAGTTGTTTATAAATGGTGGAACAGCAGTTGGAATACATTGTGAAGGTGACTTTATAGAAACTACTTCTGGAGTAGACTTAGATGTTGCACCTGAATTTTTTGATGAACTAAGTAGTTTTTATGATGGGGTTCCGATTGACAAGATATCAAAGTTTAATGATCCTAAAGGGGGTTTAGATTAAATGTCTATTAAGAACATTACAATGGAAACAGTAGGTCTTCATGTCGGAGCATCTGACTGGGCAAGACCGAACCAAGCAATTTTAAGTAGGGCTGGAACATTAACTTGTGCTGGAATGTCTATCTTTGGTGATTGTTCTGACATTGGTGGTATTGCATCAGTCACGATAGGAACAGCAGATGGGGATTCATTGCAAAAAAATAAAAAGTTATCTCTTCATGTAAAAGGAAACACAATAATGAAGGGAGATTCTCAAACTGCTAATGGTTTAAGAGTAAGTGGTGGTAGTTCACCAGATGCTGTTTATATTGAAGGTGACTTATACGTCACTGGTGCTATTGATTCTCTTAATAAAGGTAGACTTGCTGCTAGATTCGGCACTGCAGATGCTAGACCAAAACCATTTGACATACAGCATCCAACAAAAGGTGAAGGACACCGACTTCGTTATGCTTGTATTGAGGGCCCAGAGGTAGGAGTTTATTATCGTGGTAGACTTAAGGATTCAAATGTAATTAAGTTACCAGATTATTGGAAAAATCTTGTCCATGAAGATAGTATTACAGTTCAATTGCAACCTATAGGTGATAGACATTTTCATTTAAATGTGGTTTCATTTAACAGCGAAAAAATAATTATCAAAGAAGCAGATGATAAGATAATTGATTGTTTCTATCACGTATATGGTGAAAGAAAAGATATTAACCCATTGATAGTTGAGTATGAGGGTAAAAGTTGGGAGGATTATCCTGATCCAAACTTTAATCCAAATAAAGTTGATGATGATAAAAAAACTTACAATGATCCCCAATTTAATGGCCCACCAAATACGATTACCACTTGAAAAAATTAATTTATATTGAGGAGAATTTTATATCTCCTGAAGAATGCAAAAAGTTAATAAATTTATCTCTTGCAAATAACAGTAAAGAGATTCCTTACGGTGATGAGAGTCGTGGTGGTGATACTTTTCTCACCACTGTAGATCATAATAACCCAGAACAAAGTTTATCTAAAGGAGTTGATTGGGTAAATCACGGTGCTGCCTACTATGGTGGTGATGTAGATCCTGTAAAACCACCTCTAGATTATGATGTCATAAGTAGGGTAAATACTATCTGTAAAAATTTTGATTCAAATGCTAATTTAGATTATGTGGGAGTAGTGAGATGGCCTGTTGGAACATTTATGAAACCACATGTAGATGATAACAACGTACACAATCCAGATATGTTTGCTGCGATGTTATATTTAAATGATAATTTCTCTGGTGGACATACTTGCTTTGAGAATCTTGAGGTAAAACCAGAAATAGGGAAACTCATAATTTTTTCAAATGCATATTATCTTCACTATGTAAATGAAGTTAAAGATGCTGAGAGGTTTGTTCTTTCATTTTGGTATAATTTATTGGATAAATAAAAACATCTGCAACTAAATTATGCATATTCAAAGACACCAGTTAAGAGAGTTACAGTATCTGCAAGAGGACATTGCAGAATACTTTACTGATGATAATATAATAAGTGGTGAAACTTACTGGACTTGTGTTGAATCGATAGCAATTGCAAAACTTGCTGAGTTAAGAGGAGATATCCAAACCAAAATTGACTTTTGATTTCAAAAAAGGTGAAAAAAAAATTTTGGGCCAAAAATAAGTCCCAAACCTTTTCTGATAAATAAGACAGAAGAAAAAATTTAGTGTGCTAATACGATGCCCCTTTCAAG